CCACCTGCTCGGAGCCGGGGTCGATACCCGTTCGCTCCAGGAGCTGCTCGGCCATGCTCACCTCGAGACGACCGAGATCTACACTCACACCGCCCCGGCCGAAGCCTTTGTCCGGGGCGCCGTCGACCGCCTCGCCTTCGCGCCGCGCGCAGCCTGACCACTTCGACATAGCCCATCGGTATGAGCGAGCGTTTCCAGATTTACCTCGGCAACAGCCTTGATCTGCTGCCCACCCTGCCCGAGGCCTCGGTCGATGCCGTGGTCACCGATCCGCCCTACGAGCTCGGCTTCATGGGCAAGGGGTGGGACTCCTCCGGCATCGCCAACAACGTCGCGCTGTGGCGGGCCGTGCTGCGCGTGCTCAAGCCCGGCGGGCACTTGCTCGCCTTCTCCGGGACGCGCACCTACCACCGCATGACCTGCGCGATTGAAGACGCAGGCTTCGAGGTTCGCGACCAGATGGCGTGGGTTTACGGCTCGGGGTTCCCGAAGTCGCTCGATGTCAGTAAGGCGATTGACGCGGCGGCGGGGCATACGCGGGGAACCACACCGGATTTTCGAAATGGGCCAAACACAAATCCTAATACCAGGGGAGCCGGCAAACTTGGCGGCTACCCTAACACCGGTCTGGCCGCGTTGGATTGTGGGCCGGTCAGCGAAGCGGCCAAGCAGTGGTCCGGCTGGGGCACTGCGCTCAAGCCTGCGTGGGAGCCGATCTGTGTAGGGAGAAAACCACTACAGGGCACCGTCGCCGCCAACGTGCTCGCGCACGGCACCGGCGCGCTGAACATCGACGGATGCCGGGTGGCGGCGGAGGCTGGAGACGAGCCCATCACATGGGAGCAGCCGCGAGGCATGGGCTTCAGTGGCGGCGCCGATCTCGGCCCCTGTGAGGCGCTGCCTTCCGCCCTCGGCCGCTGGCCCGCCAACCTCATCCACGACGGCAGCGAGCAGGTCGTGCGGCTCTTTCCCGAGGATGCCGGTGCCGCCGCCGCCCGCTTTTTCTACTGCGCAAAGGCCAGCAAGGAAGACCGCGACGAGGGGCTGGAGCACCTGCCGGAGCGCGCCGCGCACGAACTGACCAAACGAAAAGAGGAAAGCGCAGGCGCGGAAAATCCGAGGGCCGGCATGACTGGCGCGCGCCGTAACATCCACCCCACCGTAAAACCCACCGACCTCATGCGCTACCTCTGCCGCCTCGTCACGCCGCCCGGCGGCCTCGTCCTCGATCCTTTCATGGGCTCGGGCAGCACCGGCAAGGCGGCGATGCTTGAGGGCTTCCGCTTCACCGGCATCGACCTGACTGCCGACTACGTGGAGATCGCGCGGGCTCGCATCGCCGAGGCCGCGGCGCGATCGCTTCAGGGCTCTCTCTTCGCGGCCTGATTGACACGCCCTCCCCATGCCTGCCGCGGCGTGCGCCCGCCGCGTTGCCGGGCGCTCATGACACCGCCGCCCAGTTCTGTCCCGCGCGCGCTTTTTATAGGGAAAAGCGAGGACGAGGGCGGCGGCCCATGCGCGCTTTGACAGCGCTCCCCCTTTGTCCGCCCTGGGAAGCGGAGTGTTTGTTCATGGATGAAAAGCCTCCGCCCGCCGGCCTCACCCCGGCGGGCGGAGTGTTCTCCCCGCCGACTTTGACACGCGGGCCTCCGCATCATGGGAGACGCCGCGCAAAACATCGCCACCGCCAAAAAGTATCTGCGCCGCAAATACGCCGCCGACCTCACCGGCCTGCGCGCCCTCGCCGATACCGTCGCCACCGAGGCCCTCGGCGATGCCGTCACCCTCACCGGCCAGTCCTTCGAGGGCGCCTCGCACTCCGGCCAGCTCGTGTTTCCGCGCATCGATTACCTCGCCGCGATCGAGGACGTGATCCGCGAGCTCGACACCGCGCTGGTGGAGTCGCCCGCCGAGGCCACGCGCGCCGTCTTTCGCGTCTGCCCCTCCGCCTACCACGCGCCCGAGTGCTGCCCGCCGGCCGCCTCCGCCTGAGAGGCTCAGCCCCCCCCGTCCCTTGCTCCATGGTCACCCTCTTCGACGCCACCGGCCGCCCGTATCCGGCCACCGCCTACACGAGCCACGGCGCCGCCGCCGGCTGGCCCCTCACCACCTCCGATACCGGCGGGCGCAACATCCCGCCGCCCCGCCTTGATCACGACATCGCGCCCCTGCTCTCGCGGCACAAGCACCGGCTCCTCCTCGCCGATTGCCGCTACATCGGCACCGTTTTCCCGCTGGTCTCCGGCGCCCTTGCGCAGAAGCGCGACTACCTTTCCAGCGCCGGCTACGCCCCCACCTTTCTCGGCGAGGATGAGGCCTGGGGCCAGCTCGCCCGCGCCGCCCTGCTCGAGGCCCATCAGCGCGCGGTCGTTCGCGGCCCCTTCCTCGATTGGGACAACGCGTGGAAGATCGGCTCCACGCTCTACGACATCGACGGCGACTTTTTTCTGCACTACTCGGCCGCCGCCGACGGCTACCCGCAGGTGCAGTTTATCGAGGCCCACCGCATCGGCTCCCGCTACGGCGAGAGCCTCGTCACCGCCGGCCCCTACCTCGGGCGCCGCCTGCTGAATGGCATCATCTACGACGAGGTCGGTCGCGCCCTCGCCTACCGCGTGCTCGGCTCCACTCCCGAGCAGGATCAGGACATCCCGGCGGCGCAGATGGACCACTGTGCGCTCCCCCGCTGGTTCAGCGACGGCCGCCCCGCGCCCACCCTCGCCGCCGGCATCCTCGAATGGTATGACCTCAAGGAGGCCCGCGGCTACCAGCAGACCAAGCAAAAGGTCGCCGCCGCCCACACCATCGTCGAGGCCACCGAGGACGGCAAGATGCCCGAGGACGCCGCGCGCGAGGCCATGCGCCGCGCCCGCGAGGGCGGCGCCACCGTCTCCGCGGCCCGCGCCGCCGAGCCCTCCGTGCTCTCGCTCGATGGAGGCCTCATCCGCTACGTCAAGGCGGGCAAGGGCCACGTGTCCATGCTGGAGGCCAACACCCCCGGCGACTCCTGGCTCCGCTTCGACGAGACCCTCCAGCGCTCCGCCTTTTTTGGCATGGAGTGGCGCTACGAGATGCTCGACCTTTCCAAGCTCTCCGGCGCCCCCACCCGCGGCTTTCAAGACCAGATCAACACCTCGATCTTTACCCGCTGGTCCGGCCACACCCGGCATGTGCTCCGCGCCGAGCTTCGCCTCCTCTCCGCCCTGATCGCCGGCGGCCGTGTGCCCGATTCTCCCGAGTGGATGCAGTGGGGCTACACCCCGCCCGCCGAGTTCACCGTCGATGGAGGCCGCAGCAATGCCGCCGACCTCGAAAACATCCGCGCCGGCATCGAGAGCCACACCGCCGTGATCGGCCGCTACGGCCGCACCTCGCGCGAAGTGCTCACCGAGCAGGCCAAGTTCCTCCGCCTCCGCGCCGATATGGAGTCCAAGTATGGGCTGCCCCCCGGCGCCCTCGGCAGCCTGGCCCGCCCGGGCGATCCGCAGCCGGCCGGCGCCGCGCCGGCCGCCGCCGGTAGTGGTCCCGGCACTACGCCGCCGCCGCGCCCCGCCGCGCAGCCCGCCGCCGCCGCTCCGGCCGCAGCGCCCGCCACCGGCGCCGGCGCGAAGAAGGCCACCGCCACCGCCGCCGCCGCGGGCGATGTGCAGGGCACCGCCCTAAACGGTGCGCAGGTGACCTCGCTCGCGCAGATCGTGGCCCAGGCCGCGCGCGGCGAGGTGCCGATCGAGACCGCCAAGGGCCTCGCCAACGCCGCCTTCCCGTTGATGAACGACGAGGAGATCGCCGCCATTTTCGAGCCGCTCCGCAGTTTCCAGCCGCGCTCCGCCACTCCGCCCGCCGCGCCCGGCGCCGCCGCGCAGACTGCCGCCAACCCCTAAGTTTGAGCGCTCAAACATCCCGCACCTTCCTCGCCATGCGCTACGCCCACCTCCTCGCCTCGCTCCGCTCCACGCCATGGGCCGCCCTGCCCGCGACCATCCAGATGGTCTCCGACCTGCTCTCCGCCCGCGTGCGCGGCCTGCGCCCGCCCCGTGCCGACGACGGCCTGCCCTGGGAAGGCGACGACGCCGAGCCCGCCGACACCCCGCCACCTCCGCTCTACGAGATCGCCGCGCCCGGCGTGGCGCTGGTGGAGGCGCGCGGCATCATCGGCAAGCACCTCTCGGGCATGGCCATGCTCTGTGGCGGCTGCGATGTGGAGCGGGTCGGCGCGGCGCTCGAGGCCGCCGCCGAGGATGCCGGCGTGCGCTCCATCGTGCTGCACCTCGATACTCCCGGCGGCACCGTGCCCGGCGTGCCCGAGCTGGCCTCGCGTATCCGCGAGATCACTACGCGCGTGCCGGTCTACGCCTTTGTCGACGACCTCTGTGCCTCGGCCGGCTACTGGATCGCCTCGGCCTGCTCCGGCATCTTCGCCACGCCCACCGCGACCCTCGGCAGCATCGGCGTATACATGGCGCTGGTCGACGAGTCGCAGGCGTGGGCCGAGCAGGGCTGGAAGCTCGTGCTGGTCAAGGCCGGCACCTTCAAGGCCGCGGGCACGCCGGGGAGCGAGATCACGGACGAGCAGGTGGCGCAGTGGCAGCAGGGCGTGGATGCGCTCTACGCCATGTTCACCGCCGACGTGCGCCGCGGGCGCCCCGCCGTGGCCGACGAGAGCATGCAGGGCCAGTGTTTCCTCGGCGCCGCCGCCCAGGCTGCGGGCCTCGTGGACCAGCTCGTGGCGGACCGCGACGAGGTGTTGGCCAGCCTCGCCATCGCGCTGCCCGCGCCCACCGCCGCCGCGCCCGCGCTTTGACACGCCGCGCAGCCTTTACCCTCAGATGAACTTCCTCAAAGCCGTCCAGACCGCCTCCGCCGCCGAGCGCCTTTTCAAGGCCGCCGGGCTCGACCTCTCCACGCTCGTCGCCGCGGGCGATGACTCCGCCCTCGCCGCCCACATCGAGAGCCTCGTCTCGGCCGCGCGGCAGCAGGCCCCCGCCGCCGCCGCGCTCACCGCCGAGCAACCCGAGGTGGCCGCCCTGATCGCCGCCGCACTCGCCCCGGTGCAGGCCACGCTCCGCGAGCAGGGCCTGCGCGCCACCGCGATCCAGTCCGCGCTCGCGCAGGCGGGTATCCAGCTCGCCGATACGGCGCCCGCCGCCGAGGTCGGCGCCATCCTCGCCGACTGCCTGAAGGCGCAGGCCGCCAAGGAAGCCCGCGCGCTGCTCGCCGCGAAGGGCTTCGCTGCCCACGCCCTGGCCGATGCGCCCGCCGCCGATCCCACCCGGCCCGCGGCCAAGGCCGCCGAGCTTACCGGCCGGGCCCGCACCGTGGCCGCCTTTGCCGCCGAGCGCGCCACCCGCGCCGTTTGACAGCCCCTCCCTTCGTATCCGCCACCGCACTACTCACCTTAGCAACCGCTCAATACCATGCCTCAAGCCACCCTCCTCGACATCGCCAAGCTCAACGGCAACGACGCGGTGGTCGGTCTCATCGAAGAGAACCTGACCTTCGCTCCCGAACTCACGGTCGTGCCCGCGCGCACCGTTCGCGGCACCTCCTACCGCACCGTCTCCCGCGACACCTATCCCGGCGTCGGTTTCCGCAACGCCAACGGCGGCGTGGCCTACACCAAGTCCACCTTCCTCAACCGCCTGCACGAGTGCTTCGTTTTCTCGGGCAACATCCGCGCCGACGTGGCGGTGATGAGCGCGCACGAGGACGGCCCCGACGCCTTCAAGGCCATCGAGGCCAGCGGCGTGATGAAGCAGGCCATGATCGAGATCGGCCAGCAGTTCTTCTACGGCACCGCCTCCGATGCCAAGGGCTTCCCGGGCCTGAAGGAGTTTCACGATGCGTTCTCCACCGAACTTACCGCCCGCTCCGTCGCCCCCATCGTGCTCGATGCCGGCGGCACCACCGCCGGCACCGGCTCCTCGGTCTACGGCGTGAAGTTCGGCGAGCAGGGCCTCCAGTTCATCTACGGCAACGGCTCCGCCCTCACCCTCTCCGACTGGTTCCGCCAGATGGTGAACGACGGCACCGCCGGTCAGGACTACCTCGCCGAGTGCGCCTCGCTCAACGCGTGGATCGGCCTCCAGGCCGCCAACCCCTACTGCATCGGCCGCCTCAAGGATGCCACCGCCGACTCCAGCAAGGGCGTCACCGATGCCCGCCTCGCCGAGCTGCTCAGCCTCTACCCCGTCGGCTACAAGCCCGATGCCTGGTTCATGACTCGCCGCTCCGCCTTCCAGCTCCAGTCGAGCCGCAGCGCCACGAGCAACACCAGCGGCGCCGCCGGCCAGCCCCTCGCCCCGATGCCCACCGAGAGCAACGGCATCCCCATCGTCATCACCGACTCGCTGACCAACACCGAGGTGCTCAGCTAAACCTCCGCCCACCCCGGCCCGTAGTGACGCACGCACTACGGGCCAACCACCCACCACCACCTTCAAGCCCTTCCGATCATGGCCAACGAATTTGCCCGCAACATCAAGGACACGCTGACTACCGTCACCCGCGCCCTTCCCACCGCCGACGGCACCGTCACCTCCGCCGACATCGATCTCGGCGCGATCAACGCCGGGCTCTCGCTCGAGAAAGTCGAGCTCTCCATCGAGGTGCCCGCCCTCTCCGCCACCCTCCTGCCCAACGCCGACACCCTCACGATCACCGTGCAGGGCGGCGCCAGCGCCACGCCCTCCACGAGCCTCAACCTCGTGAAGGTGATCACCGGCACCGGCTCCACCATCGCCGCGCAGGAGATCCGCTTCCGCCTGCCGAGCGACTGCCCCCGCTACGTGAACGTGAAGTTCGTGGCCGCGGGCGGCACCGGCGACCAGAGCGGCGTCTCCGCCACCGTGGCGCTGCGTTTCTGATCTTCCTCTTCTTGTTTGTTGGTTCATCCCGCCCCGTCTCCCGCCCCGCGGGGGCCGGGGCGTTTTTCTTTTTCGCCGCCCCTTCATCTTCCACTTCCCCCTTCACCTGCGCGGCGCGTCCGCGCGCCGCGCCATGCCCTCCTTCTCCTCCGCTCAGGCCCGCCGCTTCGCCGCGCAGGGCGCCCGCCAGGGCGCCGCGGCCAACGCCACTTCCGTCGCCACCTATGCCGGCCGCACGCTCTGCGTGTCGCGCACCGGCATCGACCACCGTCGCGCGGTCGAGGCCGGCCCTTTCGAGGGCATGCCCGAGGCCACGATCCGCGTCTGCGCCGCCGACTACGCGTGGTTCCTCCCCGACGAGGTCGCCGCCCGCGCCGCCGTGGGCCAGTCGCTCACCCTCGACGGGCAGCTCCTCAAGATCGCCACCGTGAAGCGCCTCCCCCTGGCCGGCGAGATCGTGCTCACCCTCGCTAAGGCGTAGCGGAGCGCGCCGCACTCGACCTTCCGACCTTCGACTTTTTTCCGATGTCCACGACCGTCACTCTCGATACCTCGGGCTTCACGCTCTCGCTCCAGCGCTTCGTCACCCTCACCGGGGCCGATGCGGAGAAGGCCGCGCTGCGCTACAGCCGCGTGTTCATGCGCTACGTCATCGCGATCACCCCGCCGGGCGATGGCAAGCAGGGCGGCCAGCGCGCCGCCCTGACCAAGGAAGACGAGTATCGCGCCCGCCGCGCCATCGAGGCCGACCTCTCGCGCCTCTTCATTCCGGTGCGGCTGAAGGGCAAGCGCGTGGAGCAGTGGCCCGATGTGGCGGGCCTGCATCGCCAAGCCTTTTTCGCGGGCAAGACTCCGGGCAAGGCGATCAAAAGAATGGGCCCGGCCAAGTATGTCGACCGGCGTAAGGTAAAAGCACTACAGCGCGACCTCTTCTCCCGCGTGGGCAAACTCGCCGCGCACTGGCTGGCCGGCGCCCTCGCCATCGCGACCACCGGCATCCCGCAGTGGGTGAAGCGCCACGGCCCGCGCGGGCGCCACGAGCTCACCCAGCCCGGCGCGCCGGTCTACCGCTTCACCGCGCTCAACACCGGCGTGCCCGACAAGATCCTCGGTGAACTGGATCGCCGCATGGGCTACGCCGCCGGCTACACCTCGCGCCAGATGAACGACGCCCTCGCCGCCATCCTCGCCCGCCGCGCCGAGCAGTTTAACCGCGCGGCCTAGCTCCGCCCCTCACTCCCTCACTCCCTCACTCCCTGCCCTCCCTCCCTCCCTCCCCATGCCCCTTCTCTCCGCCTACTCCTTCGAGGCTCAGTTTCACGCCGCCTGCGTCGCGCGGCTGCGCGCGCTCATCCCCGCCGTCTCCGGCGTGGAGCGTGTGTGGGATGCCCGCTCCGCCGATCTCCTGCCCGCCGCGGCCACGGCCAAGATCGTGGTCGAGGCCTCGCCCTTCGCCCGCGCCAGCGGCCACATGAGCCCCGGCACCGACGGGCGCCTGCGCTACGACCACTTCCGCGGGCAGATCACGATCACGCTCAGCACCGAGAAAACCACGGCCGGCGGCGAGCTGCACGACCAGTGGCTCGGCCTCGTCCGCGAGTGCTTCCTGCCCGAGCGCCAGCCGCTCGCCGCCATGCCCTACCAGATCCTCCAGTTCGAGGAGACGGGCGGCTCGATCACCTACATCGCCGACGGCGAGCGGCTGCGCTCCGAGCTGGTTTTCACCGCCGAGATCGGGCTGCGGCCCGGCTCGGTTTGACACGCCGCCCGGAGCAACACCACGCCCCCTCATGGCCGACTACACCCTCACTCCCGCCAACGTCCTCGCCTCCACCCAGGCCACCACGATCTTCGGCACGGCCGGCGCCGCGCTCACCGCCGGCCAGCCCCTCTACCAAGATACCGCCGACCTCGACGCCAGCGGGCGCGGCAAGTGGAAACTCGCCGACGCCAACGGCGCCTCGGCCACGATCAAGACCATGGCCGGCGTGGCCCTCCACGCCGCCGCCTCCGGCCAGCCGGTGCGCATCGCCCTCGGCGATCCCGACTACACCCACGGCCTCACCACCGTCGCCGCGGGCGACATCGTGATCCTCTCCGCCACGGCCGGCGCCTTCGCCCCCGCGGCCGACCTCGCCACCGGCATGCGGGCCAACGTCGCCCTCGTCGCCACCTCCGCCACCAAGGGCGTGCTCCGCATCACCACCGCCGGCGCCGACAAGGCCTGAGCACTCCCCATTCCCTCACTCCCCCACTCCCCCACTCCCTCTCTGAGCCATGCCCACCGACATCTACGAATCTGAGAGCGGCATCCCGCACGGCAGCCGCCTCCTCACCATCACCCGCGCCGGGGTGCCCACGGTTTACAAGTGCGACTCTTTCCAGCCGAGCTACCCCACCAAGACGCTCAACCAAAACGACCAGCTTGGCCGGGCCGCCCGCTTCAAAGTGGTCAACGATTTCCCCACCGCGTCGGCCACCCTCCAGCTTGCCAGCACCTCCACCCCCATCCCCGCCCGGCAGGAGACCTTCGAGCCCGAGGCCCACGACCAGGTGACGCGCTGGGTCATTACCTCCGTGTCCGCGCCCGAGGAGGCCGAGGGCATCCGCACCGTGCAGATCAACTGCCAGGGCGTGCCCCTGCCCCTCGCCCCCGCCTGAGCCCCCGGCGTATCCACCACGCCGCTACGCGCCCCGTCTCCCGCTGAGCGGGGGCCGGGGCGCTTCCGTTTACCGCCCGCCCTCGCCGCCACCCACCACCACGCCGCCGCCGCCCGCATGCCCTCCGCCACCCAGCTCGCCCGCGAGATTCACGCCGACCTCTGGCGCCGCGTCTACGCCCCCGCCGCGCGCGCCGCGGCGGAGGCCGAGGCCACCCGCCAGGCGGAGGACTTCGTCGAGGGCCCGCGCCCGGTGGGCCCCTGGCTGCTGCGCCCGCTCACCGCCTACGATCTCCTGATCAGCGACGGCTACGAGTGCCCGCTGACCGCGGGCGATTGGCGCGACACCGCGCCGGCCCAGCTCCACTGGTTCGCCTGGCTGCTGCGGGCCGACATGGAGGCCGGCGACTTCGCGCGCTGGCGCTTCATCCGCCGCATGCGCCGCCGCCACCGCGACGCCGCGCTCTTCGCCGCCGACCTCGCCGCCACCGCCGAGTATGTGGAGCGCCACTTCGCCGACGCCTCCGCGCCCAAGCGCCTCGACCCGCGCACCGGCCAGCCGGTGGCGGCCCGCGCGCCCGGCACCAACTGGCTCGCGCCGCTCGTGGTCGGCCTCGCCTGCGAGACCGGCTGGACCGAACAGCAGATCCTCTCCCTCCCGCTCGGCCGCCTCTGGCAGTATCTGCGCATCCTCGACCAGCG